ACCAAAAGTTTTTCAATATAAATCTTTTCGGGTTTTTTGGTAAGAAGTTTGTCATCCATAAGTTTTTGGGCGAAATAACTGTCAAGTTCTACCCATCTTCTTGCGACTTTTGGTGTTGTGTCTTTAAACTTTAAAATATAGTCCGCCTGTGCACGGGTAAGTTTAAAGTGGTTAAACTTTTTCATTTTACCCTTTAACCTAAGGATATAATTATTATACCCCTCATATTCTTCAAGAATACGAAGAGACCTCACTTCGGGTAAGTTATTTAAACTTGTATTTTCCAATTGGTACTTAAATACTACTAAATATAATAAATTTCTGAATATTTATCAATAATGACACAAAGAAAGGTACCGATTACGAGATTAAATAAATTCTTCAGTGGTGAAGATTTTGAGTTAGATATTGCTATGGGTCGTGAGTGGCTTGAAGGTGATATGAATTTTAGGTTAGTTCTTTATCGGGTTGATAGACAAAAAACAAAAACTGACGATGTATATGGAGAGACTGTAGAGGACGGAATAAAGTTTCATCCTCCTGTAGAATTTAAAGGATATGTTCAAGTTGAACAACCCGAAAACCAAGACTATGGTCAAAGTAGAATGTCACAAATGGAACCTGGTAATTTAAAGGTAGGTGTGTATCAAAAAGCATTAGATGAGTTAGGTGTTGATATTTCATATGGTGACTATATTGGTTATTACGAAACCGAAAAAAGAGTTAGATACTATTCAGTTGTTAATGATGGTAGAGTAGTAAGTGATAATAGACATACTTATGGTGGGTACAAGCCGTTTTACAGAAGTATTGTGGCTTCGCCAGTAAATGATAATGAATTTAGAGGATTATGAATAGAAAACTTATAAAAGAAATCAGTAAGATGAAATCTCAGATGGGATTAATCAAAGAAGATGTTAACGAAGAGTTTATCGGACTTCGTGTAATGGTTTACTATAACTTACACAAAAAAACTTTTTCTGTAACACACAATGGAAAGGTAAAATTTTATGCCGACTACGTTAATCTTAAAAATGTAGAGTTTAGGGTTAGAGAGGGCGGAAAAGAAAGGGTTAGACAAGAAATGAGAAAAAATGTTCATGCATTTGTAATTGGTGACTTATCGGATTATTGTGAATATCCTTGTGAAAATATGCCCGAAGAAACTAACGATAAGATTATAACTTATAACCCATACGAATATGACTCATTTGTAAAATTAGACCCTAAAGACCCTACTAAGTACGAACCAATATATCGCGCAGATGAAATAGATATGATTAATACAAAAAATAAAATTTTCCATATTAACGAGGTTGTAAAATAATGGCGTTTCCTAAAAAAATAAAAAAAGATTTAAAACTAACTCCTGATAAAATTTTATTAGAAAGGAGAGAAGAACTTCTTGAATTTATTCAGGACAAAGGGACTTATTTACCTAAAAGTGTTTTACACGCCGATTTAGATAGAGGTATGTTAGATTTTGTTAAAGAGGATTTAGAAATGACTGCGGATGGAAAAAAAGTAAATCCGATAGACATTATTATAACAACTCAAAATTGGGCTCAATTTACCGAGTCATGGAAATTTCAAGATTTAGACAAAAATATTAAACCTCCATTTGTTGCAACAGTAAGACAACCTGAAGTAAAATATGGAAGTAACCCATCCCTACAATATACTATACCAAATAGAAAACAATTTTATTATGCTAAGGTACCCACTTGGGATGGACAAAGAAAGGGTATGGACATATATAAGATACCTCAACCTGTACCTGTAGATATAACATACAACGTAAAAATATTTTGTACCAAAATGAGACATTTAAATGAGTTCAACAAAATAGTTTTACAAAAATTTTCATCTAGACAAGCTTACACGTTTGTAAAAGGTCATTACGTTCCAATCATATTAGATAATATTTCCGATGAATCAGTTTTAGATATAGAGAAAAGAAAATACTACATACAAAACTATACATTTACTATGTTGGGTTTTTTAATTGATGAAGAAGAGTTTGAAATTAAACCAGCTATTTCTAGAGCGTTTACTCTATTTGAAGTAGAAACAGGAAATAAATCAAGACGGGCAAAAGAAGTACCTGAAAATCCAAACACTTTTGATTTAGATATTTTATTTCTTAATGGAGTGACATCTTTATCTGAACTTTACCCATACACTATTGATTTGTCTTTTATAGAAACTGAAAACGTATCTGAATATTCAGTTTACATAAACGGTAATTATATTGGAGACGACATATCTTCCATAGAGATAAATACTAACGATACGATTAGAATAGAAATTGTTAAGATAGACAATTCCAAAGACGCAGTTATTAAGTCTAAAGCAAGGTTACCATATAACGACTAACTATTCTCCGTATATATCAATATCTTCTTTACAATTTTCTTCTATAAGTTTTTCAACAAACTTAAACATTTTTAATCCTTTTTTTTCACAGTACTTTTTTAATTGGTTGTGTGACTCTTCAGATATTTTTAAATTTTTTATTCTATTCATATTGTATTAATAAAAGGGTAGAAAAAAGTATTAATTTTTTCATACCTTACAATAAATATGTTGTCTGAGTATTTGCCCTTTCATTTTTTTGATAATATTTATCAAATAAATAAAATAAAAAGTAAATATTTAATAATATGGCTTCAGCAAATAAAGTATTCGTATCTCCAGGTGTATACACTTCAGAAAGAGATTTAAGTTTTGTAGCACAAAGCGTAGGTGTTACTACACTTGGTATTGTTGGTGAAACCCTTTCGGGTCCAGCGTTCGAACCAATATTCATAACTAACTTCGATGAGTTTACCGCATATTTTGGCGGAACAAACCCAAATAAATTCGTAAATACACAGATACCAAAATACGAAGCGGCATATATAGCCAAAGCATACTTACAACAATCAAATCAATTGTTTGTGACTCGTGTTTTAGGTTTATCAGGTTACGACGCCGGACCATCATGGTCAATTTCAACAATCGGTAATCCAAACAAAAGTACTATCACACCAACCGGTGTCGGAGGAGCATTTACATTTACTTTTAGTGGTGTTTCAGGAACAAGTACTTCCACGACAATAACTGACTATTCAAATCTACCATCTAATATTCAAGATTATTTCACTTTACCGTATACAACATTTAACGGTGGAACCTCAACATTAGAAAGTGATTTTGAAAGATTAGTTTATACTGAAATTTCAGACCCGACGACACAAGGTCAAACCTCTTATATTTTTGGTACGGTCAGTGGTGGTACCATGGATTTAATTACAGGTGCTTCAGGTAATTTCGTAAGTACATCAAATGTTTTAGGTGTTGATGGATTAACTATAGACGTTGCTGATTTTACAGCTCCTGAAAATGCTTCTTGGTATTGCGCATTGTTTCCATATGGTGGTAATTCATATACAGGTGTTGGTTTTGGTTTCGCGGTTACAACATTAACAAATACAGGTGGAGATAACTATACGGGTGAGGGTACTCTTTATACTACAACTTATTCAGGTACACCGATAGATGACTACCATAATATGGTAATTGCCACATTACGTTCAAGAGGTATCTCAAACTATGGTGGTGATGACCACGGACCTGAGTATGTTGTTACAGGTTTAACTGATGTTAGTCTAAATCTTACCGACACTTTCTCAGGAGCAACATTAAACCCATTTAGTACTTTCCAAATAACAGGTACAACTGCAGACAGTGAGACATTCTCATTTAGGTCTTCTTTTGACATTAGTGATACTAATTTCTTGTCTAAGGTATTTGGTAGGTCTAACTTTGGAAAAAATAGATTTGATGTACCGTTAATGGTTGAGGAGTTATACTATAACTTATTAAATACTGGATATAGACAAGGTAGTATAAGAGGTTTAAATTCGACATTATTAAGTTTAGAAAGTGCTAGAGGTGACGTAGATAACACAGGTATAGGTTGGTACTTAGATAAGTTCCAAACACCTCACACACCATATGTGGTATCAGAACTAAGAGGTGACGAAGTATTTGACCTATTCAAATTTATTTCAATATCTGATGGTAACGGAGCAAATACAGAATTAAAGATATCAATTGCAAATATATCATTTAACAATTTAACTTTTGATGTCATTGTCAGAGATTTTTATGATACTGACTCAAATCCATCAGTTTTAGAGAAGTTTACAAATTGTTCAATGGACCCAAGTCTTAATAGTTATGTAGCTAAAAAAATTGGTACAGCAAATGGTGATTTTGAGTTGAAGTCAAGATTTATAATGTTGGAGGTGAATGAAGAAGCTCCGATAGACGCTTTACCATGTGGATTCAAAGGATATCAGACAAGACAATATACAACTTACAAATCACCACATTTAGTATATAAGACAAAATATGATTTACCTGGTGAAGTAATTTATAATCCACCGTTCGGTTCTACTGCTGGTGGTGATAATGTTACAAGAAGTTCAGGTGATAACCCAAGAAGAGTCTACTTAGGTGTTTCAAACACTGTTGGTATAGACGCTGACTTCGCATCATATAAAGGTAAACAAAATCCTACAGATTTAGCAACTGCTACAGAATCTTCTCCATGGGCTGTTTTAACTAAGGGATATCACATGGATTCAGGTGCGACTGTTGTATTAATACCTTCTCAGTATACTACTTCAGGTGAAACTGCGTTTGAGGTCGGAGACGCTCCATTTAGAAGTGAACCTAGCGAAGATAGTCCATATTACAGATTAAATTCACGTAAGTTTACACTAATACCAACAGGTGGATTTGATGGATGGGATATATACAGAGAGTATAGAACCAACGGTGATAGATACATATTAGGTAACACTGGATATTTAAAGGGTGCAGCGACATCCATAAGATTCCCAACCGCGGACGGATGGGGTGCGTTTAAACAAATGACAGGTCCTGATAGACAAGATTGGGGTAATAGTGACTACTACGCGTATCTATGGGGTCAGTGGACTTTTGTTAACCCAGAGTCGGTAAATATTAATGTATTTACAACCCCTGGTATTGACTATGTTAATAACT